TTGGCGAAGTTGCCCGCACCCAGCGCCATGTTAAACATCCGCTGCTGCTCGGTGCCGGCATTCAAAATCGCGCCATAGCGGGCATCGTTGCGGGCCCGCCCGGCCTGGTCCGCGGCCCGGTTATAGGCTTCCGAGCCCGGCTGCAGGCCCTGGTTGAGCAACTGCTGCTCGAGCGTATTGCGGTCCTGGTCAAGCTGCGGGTTCATCCGCCCCATCAGGGCGTCTTCGTATTTCTGCCGGTCCTTGGAGAAATCGTCGGCACCCGGAACGCTTCGCTGGATGGCCCCGGCATCGCCGAACGTGGTCTGCAGGTTCGGCCCGTCGCCGAACGTCTGGTATTTCGGCAGGTTGATCTTCGAGGCATCGCCGCCGGCCGGCATCTTCGAATAGTCGATCCCCTGGGAGACGGTCTTGCCAACATTGTCGATCATGCTGCCGGCCAGCGCATTGACGCCGGCCCGATTGGCTACGTTGCTCTGGTAAACCGTATTCTCGCCCGGCGAATAAGTCTGGTAGGTCGAGTAGGTCGGAACTGAGATGTACTTGTTCTGGTTCGCGTCCCAGACATTCTGGGTGCCCGTCTGCTTACGGATCACCGAGCCTTGCGGCGTATATTCGTTGATGTTCCCCAGCGCCGCGTTGGCCGTAGCCGTGGTGACATTGCCGGCCGTCTGCGCAGCTCCCTGTTCCTTGGGAGACGGTGGTGTCGGAACTTTAGGGGCGCACATCGTGCAAATCTCCTAGAACGTGAGGACCATGATTTCGGCCACCGGCCTAAACCCCATCCGCTGCCAGATTTTACCGACCCGAAGGTCTGTGACGGGCTGTATTTCGAACCGCTTCGCGCCCTCGGCCTTCATGTGGTCGAGGATGAACCGCACCAACCTGCGACCGACTCCGTTGCGGTGGTCTGGTCGAATGTAGACGGTGTCCTCGCAGGCATACGGCTCACCGTTATGCATCGATTGCTGCATGTAGACGTTCGAATAGCCGACTGCCTCGCCGTCTTCCGTCCTGACCACGAACGTATACAGATAGCCGGCCTTCGACGCCTGCCGGTAGACGTCCAGCCGTGGCTTGTAGGGGCCGATCGGAATGCCCTGTCCCTCCAGCCTCGACCTCATCTCCTCATAGTGCATCCTGGCCAGCGGCTCACAGTCCTTCAGCGCCTCGTCGAACGGCTCGATGCTGATGGTGTAATGGTGCTTCATGCCGAGGACTCCCCACCAGCCACCTGCAGCACGCCCATGTCGATCTCCAGGTCGAGCGGCGTCGAGCCACCGGAGGTCACCACGCAGCCGAGCGCCAGCGTGTCGCCGGTCGCCCGCACGTTCTGCCGGCGCTGGATTTTGGTCTTTGGCGTGCCGGCGTCCCACAGCGCCTCGTCCCACTTGCCGACGTCCCACTCCGAAATGGCTGGGTTCTGCTGTGTGACCGCAGGACCGGTCGGCTCGGTGACATCACCATTGGCGCGGGCAAACAGATAGACGACCGGATTGACCTTGCCCTGGAAATACATGTGCGCCAGCGTGGCCTGTGATCGGCGCCCAAAGCCGCCGGCCGGCATGAAGTGGCTGAGATAGACCGCTTTGAAGGGGGCCCCGTTGTCGCTGCCCGTCGCGTCAGCCTGCCAGATGACACCAACGTTGTCGCCGAAATACAACTGCCCCTGAAAGGCGCAATACGCCATTGCCTGCCAGTTCGTAATCAGGCTCCACTTGTTGGTCTGCACGTTGATGACAAAGGTCGTGTCCGGCTCAGCGGCGGTGAATGGGAAACTGACGAAGACCAGGCCTTTTTCCGGCCAGGCGGTGAGCGACCAGCCATAGGATACTGAGCGCGCGACGTTCTGCCAGCGGTCGTCGATCGCCCGTGACAGGGCGCTCAGCGCCACCGTGTCGCGATCGCGCTGGAATACCTGGCTGAGCGGAATGAGGCCGGTCGTCGTGGCAATCAGGATGTCGCCGCCAGCCTGGATAAAGGCGTTCTTGCCGAGCGGCTTGCCGATCGAATAGACCCCCTTCAGCGCCCATGATGCAGCGACCGATGGATCGTCGCCCTGGTAGACGGCAATCTCGCCCTCGCTCGAGACAAAGCAGCACAGCATGTTGAGGCCATCGCCCGACTCCGGCGACCAGGTAAAGCCGGTCAGCAGCCCGCCGCCCTTCTTCAGCACGCCACCGAGCGGAAACACCGCCGCCGCGCCGCCGATCGAATTGACGCCGAGATAGTAGGCATCCATCGTGCCGGACTTAATCAAAAACTGCCGCTGCTTGAACAGGAACGCCGCGCCAATCTGATCGATCGTTGTGCTGTCGGTAAAGGTAATGGCCGGCGTCGTCGCCCACGTCGTGCCGTTATAGATTTGGCGGTCGTCGGTGCCGTTAAAGCAGCACAGAAAGCTCCCACCGGTCGTCGTGTGCTGGAATGTCATCCACTCGCCACTGGTCATGCCGCTCACCACGTCCGCCGTCGTGGCCGGCGGGGTCGCCGGGCTGGAAACGTCGTAAATGGCGTTGGCCGTCGCCGCAAAAATCTTGTGATTGGTGCCGAACTTATAGGTAAACATCGAGCCAAGCGGCAGCGCCTCATCCAGAATGGCCCGCTTCTCCGAACCGCCGCGAATGCGCAGGCCCTTCAGCGTCGGGATCCAGTTGGTGGCCATCGAGGCCGCACCCTCCGCCGCCTCGGTCAAGCCCACCGAGGTCACCAGGCCGTTGGCCGGCGCCGGATACACCAGCGGCTGCGAAGACTGCTGAACCGGCGCGATCTTGCCGCGGTTGCTCTCCGCAATGCGCCATGGGCGGACCGGCATGTCCATCAGGCAATTCCCCGATCGGCATTGATTTCGGCTTTCAGCATGGCTTCGAACTCGGCCAGGTCGTCGGTGTAGTCGAGCCCCTTCTGCCTCTTCCAGCGCCACACCATGTTCTTCACCAGGAGATCCTCGGTAAACACCGTGGTGTCGTCATCGGCCGCGAAAGTGGCCCGGAAGTCGGTGCCGTTCGACCGCGCGACAAAGTGTCCGGAGACATAGTTCAGCGTGGCATTGGTTCCGGCCGAGGTCGGCACGATATCGATCTTTCCGCCTGATCGGTAATAGTAAGGCTGCGTCGAGCCAACCTGTCCCAGCACCGCCCACTGGCCGGTATTGGTGACCGGGCGCACCAGTTGGCCCAGCGCCGTGACAATCATCGAGCCGGGAACCGGTCGGTGGTAGTTTTCCGGCAGCGTGTAGGGGGTTGCGGCGATCGTCGCCGTCTTGAGCAGTTTGTTCCAATCGACACGGTGGGCGATTTCCTCGCCGGCCTCCTGGGCAATCACCAGCATGGTGCGGGCGTCGTCGCCGCCCGAGCCTGCAATCGCTGTAAAGCGGTCCAGCGACACCAGGTCGGCAACTTCGTTGGTGGCGGTCAAAAGGCTCATGGCGTGAGGTCCCGGTTAACGACCCGCGCGCGGCCCCAGCGGGCGTTTTCGTCGTTCAGCATGACAGTGCTGATCGCACTGTCGCGCAGTGCCGACGCCGCCTGGACCATCTCGGCGTTCTTCGACCAGATGCCGACCTCGACCGCCAGCGCGTACAAATAGACGTTGTAATCGAGGCTCAACAGCCAGTTGGTTGGACTGTCCACACCGAGCGGCGGGAGTTTGGCGTAATAGGTCAGCGTCAGGTCGCCAGTCCACGGATCGTTTGCCGTGATGACGTCGCCGCTGATGACAAATTTGCTGAACGTCGCGCCGTCCGCTGTATAGGCGCGGGCCTCAAGGAAATCGCTGGGAAGTGTCGCCACGCCATCAACCATCGGCAGGGGTACAGCGGTTTCCTGGTAGGCAGTGCGCAGATTGCGGTTCAGTTTCGATTCAGCCAAGCGCAGAAGCAGCGGAAACACCGCCGCAATGTCGTTCCTGCCCGTGTATTCGCCAACATCGATCAGCAAGTCGCTATAGCTGATATCAGAGGGGGTGACCGGAACGATGGGGCCGCCGGTAATGGGGCCGCTGGTGGTGATTGTCAATTCCAGGTACTCCCGTTCCAAACCTTGACCGGCTTTTCCACCCAGTTGGAGCCGGTCCACACCTTGACCGGTTTATCCACCCAGGCGCTCCCGTTCCAGACACTCATACCACTTGGGATGCTCGGAGGCACGACCGGGACAATGATCCCAACCGGCGAGCCGCTGAGGACATAGTTGCCGGCAACATGTGCAAGGACGCGTTTCCCGTTGACGGTAAGCCCGACCGTCGAGCCGTTGAAGGCATAGCTGCCCGCTATTGCAATCAGGCCGCGCGCGTTGACGACCGTCGTGCCGGTCAGGACGTAACTGCCGGACACCGCCGTGACGCTGTAGGCGGTCGCGACCACGCCGCCGCCCTTCAGCGCGACCAGATAGGCCTGCCAGGTAGTGATCTCGGTTAGCGTCTGGCTTCGGTCGCCGGTCGCGCCCGCCAATGTCCGGCTCTCGTCGGCATAATAGAGCAGACTGTCAAAGCGCTCCGTCATGCCGGTTGGCGGATCCAGCGTACCGGTGCCACTCCAGTTGTGCCCGGTGTAGATCAGTTTGGTATTGGGCCTGGTCGTCGTCACACTGGGCGCCGTTGCGGTTGCCGAGGCGTTGTTAGCCGCCTGGCTATAGGCATCGACCGGATTGCCAGACGGAATACAGCCGGAATAGCTGGCGACGCTGACCTGCGTGGACAGCGTGTTGGCGTGCAGGAAGTTGTAGCTGGCCGGCTCGCTTGATGCCCGCTTCCACCAGACCCACAACTTGCCGAAGAAGGCGCCGCTTTCATTGACGGTTGCCGTACTGCCAATCTGCGTCCAGCCGGCCGGAACCGTATCGATTACAATATTGGCCGCAACCGTCGCCCCACCGAAGAAGGTGGCGACCATGATATCGCCGTCCGCCGTGGCGGTCGGCTTGGCGATCGTCGTCGTGCCAGTGCGGCTATCGTAAGTGGTGCTGGCTATGGAGCGGAAGACCGGAGACCCGGTAGAGAGGAGAAGCAGCGTTGCGGGCGTTCCGGCCAGGGCATAGGTGCCAGACGCCGCAAGGAGGGACTTGTAGGGCGAGTCGGTCTTGCTCAGCGTCACGGGAGTGCCGGTGAAGGCATAGCTGCCCGCCTCGGCGACGACGCTATAGGCGGGAGAAGCGATGCCTGGCTTCAGGGCGACAAGGAATCCGGCCCAAGCAGCGGGGGGAACGTTGACAGTGTGGCTCCGAGTCCCGGTCGCGCCCGCTACCGCGATGGTTTCGTCGGCGGCGTAGGTGACGTGGTCATACCGCTCCGTCATCCCGGTTGGCGGATCCAGCGTCTGGGTGGCGGTCCAGTTGTGGCCGAGCAGGACCAGCTTTTCGTTGGCGCCCGTCGTGGTGACGCCGGTATAGGTGGCGACGGATTCCGAGGCGACACCCGTTGATTGCGATGAGGAATAAACGTCAACCGGATTGCCGGACGCAAGGCCGCCCGAATAGGCGACGATGACAACCTGCGTCACAGCGTTGACGTTGAGACCGCTATGCGTGAACGTATAGTTGCCACTCTCGCTCAACGCCCGCTTCCAGAAGACGTAGAACTTGCTGGAAGTGCCGTCGTAGCCAGTGACTGCCTCGGTGCCGACCTTGGTCCACCCGGCGGGGGCCGTAATGCCAACATCGGCGGGGTTCGCCGACGAGGTAAAGGCAAACACCCCGGCCAGCATGATGTCGCCGTCGAGTGTTCCGGTTGGCTTGTCGGCGACGGTCAGATTGCCGCGCTCCGCATAACTGGTATTCGAGGCGGCGCGGAAGACTGGCGGTGCCGCCAGGCCGAGCTTGACCGGGGTTGCCTCCGTTCCGGTCAGGGTATAGCTGCCGGTCAGCGCGATGATGGAATTGACAATCAGCGGCTTGAAGGACAGCGCCAGGCCGGCCTTCGACGTATCGCCGGCGGTCAGGTCCGGCGTGATGTTGACGCTGATGGCGAGCGGCGTCGAGGCCGTGGCAAACGCGTCGCCGGCGGCGCTAAAGGCAAGGTTTGACAGAGTGTTAAATTCATAGCGCTCAGTCAGCCCGGTCCATCC